GGACACAGGCCGACGTCAACGCAGTGGAGGTCGGCGTGAAGTCGATCACCTGACATGGCCCGACCTTATCTGGCTCCAACGCTCGGGACGGTTGTCACCGTAACCAGCGGCAATCTGACACTGACGGAGCCGTCTGGTTCGGCGTCTGGAGATCTGCTTGTTGCCTGCATCGCGGCGCGCGGAAATGCCGCCTTCACGCTGCCGGCCGGCTGGGCGATCTGCGGCACTCAGCAATTGTCGGGCAACACAACGGTCAACACCACTGGCTCGATCGCTTCGGGCTTGATGGCGTACATCGTGCGGGGCGGATCGGCGCCGTCTTATGCGTTCACCCGAACCAGCGGGGATCTCGGCTTCGGCCGGGTTATGCGCTGTCCCGGTCCGTTCGCCGCCAGTCCGCTCGACCAGGCGTCGGCCAATACGATTGGCGCGGCCTCTGCAACGGTCACGGCAACCGGCTTTACGACGGGCTACGACAGCGCGCTGCTGGTGGGCATGGTCGCCAGTGCGCGGGCAGGTTCGGTCAGCGGTTTCGTGGCGGCGACAAGCCCGGCAATGGCTTCGGGCGCGGCCGATACGACCAGCCTGCCGGACGATGTGGCCTGGATAGAAAGGGCCGACACAAACACGACCTCGGGGGCCGATGGCGGTCTCGGCATTTTCGATGCGGTCAAGACGACGGCCGGCGCAACGGGCAATTTCAGCGCAACTCATTCATTGTCCGCGCGGCATGTGATGATCGTCGCGGCGTTCAAGAACGCTGGCGTCGACCTCACCGAGGAACGTGTATCCAGGCTCACCGGCTACGCGGTGATCGACTCGCTGGTGAAGAACCTGGAAATCTCCAGGCTCACTGGCTATGCGGTGCTGGCGCCAGTGCCGTTCGTGCCGCCGCCAAAGGGAGGCGGCAATAGCGGCGGAAGCGGCAAGCCCGGCAAGGGACCGAAGGGCAGGGACGTCAGCGGCGCTGCGGTCGGCACGGTGGGCGCCACTCACTTTGGCCGCTACTTCCGGACTCATCGAAGGTTCGTTCTTCCGTCCCTTGTTGAGGCTGCTGGCGTCAGCGTTGAGGCTCCGGTCAGCGGCCAGGAGGTTTCGGTTGCGGTTGGCCCTGTCACCGTCACGACGACTGGCGCAGTTGAGGCTCCGGTCATCGGGCAGGAAGTCTCCGTCGAGGTCGGCTCCGTCGCAGTCTCTGCCGAGAGCAACGTCGCGGTTCCTGTCGGCGGTCAAGAGGTTGCGGTTGCGGTCGGCGAGGTCTCGGTCACGGGTGCTGCCGACGTCTCCGTCTCCGGACAGGAAGTTACGGTCGAGGTCGGTCACGTCACGGTCGTCACCGAGGGAGACGTCCTGGCACTGGTCGGTGGCCAGTCAGTCTCCGTTCAGGTCGGCGGAGTCACGGCCACCGGCGAGACTGGAGGCGAGGTCCTTCCATCTCCCCCTTCTCGCCGCGGTATGGGCGGCGTCATGGTGCCGTGGCCGCCGAAACCTGGTGCTCGCACCATCGTGTCGGTCAAGGGTCAGTCCCTCTCGGTCAGGGTCAATTCGGTCACGGTCGTGATCAAGGAGTTCAACGATGAGGAAATGGACAACGACCTCTTGTTTCTCACGGCCTCTGTGGCCTGAAGGAGGAGCGTGATGACGACGATCTCGATCGGAGGTTCCACCGTCGACACCGAGGACCCGTGCGCGCTGTACGACGCCCTGTACAACGCGAGGCTGAGGATGATCTCTGGCGGCTTTGTCGAGGAGGTCATGATCGCGGACCTGGCCACTACTCGACGGACGCGCTTCTCGGTCGGGAACATGAAGGCGCTCGACGCCGAGCTCGCCCGCCTGAAGGATCTCTGCGCGCAGGCCACCGGAGGACGCAAGGCAAGGTTCGCAATTCGCGCTGGCTTCAGGAGGTTGCCGTCATGAGTTTTCTGGTCCACATCGCAGACCGCGTTCTCAATCGTCCCCTGCTGATCACGAGGGACAAGGCGCAGGTGATCATGTCTGTCCTCGCCGGGCGCATCGGCATCTCCGGGATCGGCGAGCCGGAGGCCAGCAGGTTCGAGGGAACCGACATCGTCGAGAACGAGGACGGCAAGAAGTTCCGTGTCCCGTATCGCGTCAGCAACGGAGTGGCGATCGTCACGGTCACCGGCTCGCTGGTCAACAGGGGGGCGTGGGTCGGAGCCAACTCCGGCCTGACCTCCTACGAGGGAATTCAGCACCAGCTGAAGTCCGCCGTCAATGACAGCAAGGTTCACTCCATTCTGCTCGACCTCCACACGCCAGGAGGGGAGGCCGTGGGAGCGTTCGAGACTTCTGACGCAGTCAGGGAGGCTGCCAGGAAGAAACGCACCGTGGCGGTCATCAACGGTATCGCTGCGAGCGCAGGATACGCACTGGCCTCCGGAGCCACGGAGATCGTGACCACGGAGACTGGAGTGAGCGGCTCGATCGGCGTCGTCCTCCTTCACGCCGATTATTCCAGAGCCCTCGCCAACGAGGGCATCAATCCGACGTTGATCTTCGCTGGCGCGCACAAGGTCGACGGCAACCCGTTTGAGGCACTATCGCAGGATGTTCGCAGTGATCTGCAGGAGGAGGTCAACAGCTTCTACAACATGTTCACGAAGACAGTCGGAAAGGGACGGGGAAGCAGACTGACCGCGGCCTCCGCCCGAAAGACAGAGGCTCGCACCTTCATCGGTCAGGCGGCAGTCGATGCCGGCCTGGCAGACCGTGTGGGAACATTCGAAACCGTCCTCAGCGACCTCAGCAAGGCCGTCGGACGAAAGTCCACCGTCCAGAACAAAGGAGCATCCTCAATGGACAACAACGACACCACCTTCATCTCCCGTGCCGATCATGAAAGAGAGGTCGCAGCCTCTCGTGTTGCCGGAGTGGCAGAAGGACGTGCGGCCGGCGTCACCGAGGGCACGACCGTAGGTGCCACCAACGAGCGCCAGCGCATCTCCTCCATCATCTCCACCGAGGGCATCCGCGGCAACGCCGCTCGCCTGTCGGCCGCGCTGGAGCTGGCCGTCGAGAGCCCGGACCTCTCCGCCGAGAGGGTTGCCGCCTTCACGATCAAGAATGTTGCCGAGGAAGCACCTTCGGCATCACTGCAGTCGCGCGCCAATCTCCCGGACTCGCTGGCTGCCATCTCTGCTGGCGATCAGCCGGTCAAGAAGTCCGGGACCGACACTTGGGCTGACTTTCGCAAGAAGCGCGCCTGAGTCCTTCATCGCAACATCGAGTACAAGGAACATCGAACATGACCACATACACTGAAGGCGCGCACGACTGCGCATTCATCCTGTCGGAGGCTTCCGGCTCGCGCAGCCGGGAGAACGGCACTCTGATCATGGGCCAGGACCTCGAGGCGGGCACGATCCTCGCCGCCTCCGGTGCCAAGCTGACTGGCTCGCTCACTGGCGCCAATGCCGTGGGCATCCTCCTCTACAAGACCGATGCCACCGATGCCGACGTGCGGGTGTCCTATCTCGCCCGCGACGCAGAGGTCAACCTGAAGCTGCTCGCTCTCGAGCTGAGCACCGACGGCGACGCTCCGACGGCGACCGCCGCACTGGCCCTCCTCGGCATCGTCACGCGCAACGAAGGGGAGGACGCCGCCCTCGCCTGAGACGTAGCAGCCATCCTCCCCATTTTTCAATCCAGAACAACAAGGAGTTTTCCCGATGCTGGATGTCTTCAGAACCGATCCGTTTGGGGTTGTCCCGCTGACGGATGCAATCAATAACGTTCCCTTTGTCCCTGGTCGCATCGGACAGCTGGGATTGTTCTCCTCATCGAGCGTGGCCACTCTCACGATCGCCATCGAACAGGTGTCGGGCATCCTCCGCCTGATCCCGCCGACTCCTCGCGGTGGTCCCGGCGTGACTCTGCCGAAGGCCGCACGCACGCTGCTCGATCTCCGCATCCCCCACTTCCAGATCGATGATGCGATCATGGCGGATGAGGTCCAGGGCGTTCGCGCCTTCGGATCGGAGACGGCCGTCGAGACGGTCATGGCCAAGGTCGACGAGCGGATGTCGATCCACTCGCAGTCCATGGCGGTGACGGAGGAGCACGCCCGCGTCGGTGCGATCAAGGGCATCGTCACCTACTCGGACGGCACCACGTTGAACCTGTTCACCGCGTTCGGCGTGACACAGGAGACGGAGATCGACTTCGACCTCGATAATGCCAACCCGGCGGGCGGCGCCCTCCGCAGGAAGTGTGCTCAGGTTGTTCGGCAGATGGCAGGCATCCTGGAGGGCGTTCCCTTCTCCGGTCTGCACGCCTTCTGCGGCGACGCATTCTTCGACGACCTGATCGCCCATCCGGAGGTTCGCGAGACCTACATGGGCTGGACGGCGGCGGCTGAACTTCGCCAGGGATACGTCCAGGCAGGTCTGTCGTACGGTGCCTTCCCGTTCGGCGGCATCATGTGGGAGAACTATCGCGGCATCGTCGACGAGGACGCCTTCATCCACACCGACAAGTGCCACATCTTCCCGACCGGCGTGCCGGGATTGTTCAAGACCATCTATGGACCGGCGGACTACAACGAGACCGTGAATACGTTGGGCAAGCGTCTGTACATGAAGCAGATCGCAATGCGCAACGAGAAGGGCGTCGAGATCGAGGTGCAGTCGAACGCACTTCAGTTCGCCACTCGCCCCCAGGTTCTCATCCAGGGACGTCGCACCTGAGCATGTGGCAAGTTCCTCACGATCTGGAAGGGGGGACCGCCTTCATCGTCGCTGGCGGTCCTTCCTTTCGGCCTCACCACGCGGACCTCCTGCGTGGCAGTTTCGTCATCGCAATCAACTCGGCCTGGCTGTCCATTCCCTGGGCCGACATCATCCTGTTCACGGACCAGCGCTGGTGGAGCGGAGATGCCGGAGCGAAGACGTGGCAGGAGGCCGGAAAGTTCACGACCAAGAACTTCACCGGCCGCATCATCACCACGTCGACGATCATTCGGGATTCTCGAGTCACTCGGCTGATGAAGCTGCGCCCTCCGGAGTGGTCTCGCAATCCAAAGTTCCTGACCTCGAACCATTCCACCACGACGGCCGCGATCAACTATCTGACGCTGGCCGGAGCGAGGCGGATCGTCATCTGCGGGCTGGATGGCAAGGTCGCAGAGAACGGACGCCGTCATCACCACGACGCGGTG